AGTTCTTGCGAACAGTTGGTCGCTTCGGCGTATCACATAGTCAACGTCAGCGAAGCATTCGGTCTCATCGACCCGCCTCAGCCGGTACCGAACTCCCGGTTCAGGAACGGCAATCTGTTCGATATACAGATCCGAGATGGTCTTCACTTCGTTGATGTAGGGGCCGACTGGTCGCATGATACCAAGCGTGCTGCGAAACGAAATGCGTCGGCCGGTTGCTTGATCGGTTGCGATGACGCAAGTGCTTTCGCCAATCTTCGAAGGCCGAAAGATCGATTCAATCTTGACGATAACTGTCGCGCCCGCATGGCGAGCAACATACCGCTCGCCAATCCGGATGTCTGTGGATCTCATGATCTAGCCTCGTACTGTGAAGCGGCCGCGTTCTGTCTTCACAAACCTGCTATCGTCACCCTTGGCCAAGTCCCTAAGGATCGCGCTGTACAAGGTCGCGTGGGGAGTCTTGCCTCCGGGGCTAGTCCAGTAGCCCTTGGCTTCCATCGCGGTGATCAACTCTTGAGCGTTCATTGGTTCGGAAGATTCGCCAAGAACCTTCAGAGCAGCCGCGACGCAGCTCAATCGCTTCTCGCCGGTGTCAGCACTCTCGGTAGCTGTTGCTGCCGTCTTTGCTTTGCGAATCTTCTTTGGCACCGCGACTACTGTGGATGTTTCTTCGGCAGTCGCATCGACCGTGGCTGGTTCGTTCTCGACTGCTGTTGCGTTGCTTTCATTGGTAGCCTTCGTGCGACCGCGCCGCGCGTTCACTTCGCCCTGCAAGCGTTGTGCACTCTTGATAACGATCTTCTTGCCGGTTGCAAGGTTGGTCGCATCCCAACCGCCGCGAGGCTTCTCGGCATCGATCTGGATCTCGCATCGAGTGCCCGAAACATTCGCGTAGTACTTGCATCCGATTGTTACTTCTGCCTTCTTCATCGTTCAATCTCCAATTGCGTTTTCGTGGTTGGCTGCCATCGTCAGGCCGATCGAACCACCGATCGACTACGCACATCCGTGCTGCGTTTCGGCTTAGCGTTCTGTTCCGTCGGGGATCGCGACTATCCCCGAGAGTCTGTTGTTGAGCTTCTCGGCTGTCGCTTGAACAATTGCCAGTTCGTTGAAAACACGTTTCATGGTCGCTGGGTCGGCAGCCGCGTCGTTCGGCATCTCTTCGATCGCAGCGTAGAGGTCGCTTATTGTTGCGAGCGCTCGTCGGTGGGCGCTCAGGAACTGGGCCGAGGTAAGGCGTGGTCGGTTGGTCAAGGTTGCCATTGCGGTACTTCTGGTTTGAGAAATGAATTTGCAAATGCGTTAATACACATGAGCCATGTAAGTCGGACCGAATCCAGCCCAAGCGGAAAAGATTCTGAAGGTTTTCCAGAATCTTTCCCCAGGTGCAGCGCTGTGTTGCGATCAGCAGTCGCGACATGTTTCCCAGGCCCGTTTGCTGCCGTAGCAGATCTGGCCACCTTCGACGATGTAGACGATGTTCTCGTCGGCGACATCTTGGTCGTCGTCGGCTTCGTCATCGTCTTTCGTATCGTTCATCTCTTGGCCCGAGGTGACTCCGCAAATGCGGTTCTCAAAGGGCCAGTTCTGTTGGGTCATCAATCGGACCTCTGCGTCACCGCCATGTTCTTCGCGGTAGTCGTTGAGGATTTCGATCAAGGTGTCGAGGTTCATGCTCTTGTCTCCGTTGAGGTGAATGAAAAATCGTTTTCCGATAACACACATGAGCCATGCGGTTCGAACCGCATCAAGCCGATTCCATCAGCTTTTTTTCATGTTTTCCTGGGTTTTCTCGAAGGCCCAACGATGCCCGACGTTTGCGTCTGTTGCGTTCGTTCCGAGCTTGGGGCGTTAGACGGATATGCAATAGAGAACGCGGCTGTGGGCAAGTGTGGCGACCAAACGAGAGAACGCCGCGCATCCGTTCGCGGCGTCCGTGGCATCCCCGTGTTGTGTGGTTTAGAGGATCTTTCCAAGGCGGCTGTTGTTCATTGCGTCCAAGGCTTGGACTGCGTTGAAGTGTTCGGTGAGCAGCGGGCCAGCGCTGGGTATCTGTTGTGCGTCGGCGATCTCGAGGGCTTCTGCCAATGTCCGCAATCCAACGATCGCGTTGTAGTAGGCTTCGCGAATCTCTTGGGCTTGGTGCGCATCCATCGCCTTGAAGATCTTGCGAAGGGTTGCGTCGGTCGCTGCGTGTGGGTTGTTTGCGTTGGTCATGTTTGTATCTCCGTTTTGGAAAAAGGTTTGAATCGTTTACGCAATGACACACATGAGCCATGCAATAGGCGAAAGCTCAAGTCAAGCCTGCGAGAATCTGGAAAACATTCAGCAGCTTTCTTTCCGGTGCGTCGGTTGTTACAGAAGTTCGCGTATTGGGAGGTTGAATATGTTCGCCCTCTAATAACTATCTATGCAAAAGAGGTCGAACGAGGTCCCAAAAAATTACGAGACAAACTCGACGATGGCGCTATGGAAGAACGCCGCGTATCCATTCGCGGCGCTCTACATGGTTGTGGTCTAGGCCGCGCGGTCATATTTTCGAGCGAGGTCCAGGAGTTTGGTTTTGATCGTCTTCCATTCCGGTTTGGTTTCGCAGGCGATCTCTCCGTAGACCTTGTCGCGAAGGGGACCCTTGTACCAGCCTTTGGTCCATCCGAGTCGGTAGAACAATCGGTTGAGTTCGGTTTCGCCAAGGCCGGCACCAGGGCGATCCCAGCAACTCTTAGTTCCTTCCTTCTTGATGTAATCCCATTCGCTGCATCGTTTGGTGTTGAGGGCGAGTTCCACCAAACCCAAAACCATCATCAGGTATCCGACCACCTTGGTCTTATTGAGCGTTCCGCCGAAGGCTCGGAACTCGATTCGGTTCTTGCCGCGGGTCAGGTGGGTGAGGTTCAGCAGGTGGTAGCGATCCGATTCGCATCGGCTCTTGGCGTTGTCTTTGTTTCCGTATTGTTTGATTCGCTTAGCGTACATCATCTGTTCGCGTTTGCGTGTTCCGGTCGAGGCATAGATCGCTCGCTCGTGGTTGCCGACCAAGGAAATCAATCTTGCCAGGGCGGCTGCATCGCCGTTCCAAGAAACGGTTATGTGCAAACCACAACTCGAATTCACTCGGCCGCCTCGAGCGTTGATCTGGTCGATTGCGTTCTCGATCTGCCGTACGCCTTCAGCCCCTTTGAGTATTGGGCTTACAAACTCGCATCCTTTGCGAGAGGTGTTTTCGGGTCGGATACTTCCGTCGCGTTCTGCTTTCCATCCGGTTGGCAGCCAAGATACTTGGTATCCGCTGTGGTAGGGTCCGATCGGTGTGTTGTCGGTGCTTGGGAGGGTGGTTTCGAATTCAATTCCGAAGGCGATATCGTTTGCGTTCATCGTTCTGTTCCTTTGTGGTTCGAGGTGTGTCGGCGCCAGCGTTTTCGGCGTCGCGATGACACACATGAGCCATGCGTTTCGAGGAACATCCAGCCGATTCTCGCATGTTTTTCTAGTAATTGTGCATGTTTCCAGAGAGGCCACCGGTGCCCCAACATTACGCCACCGGCGCGTCCAAACATGCTCCGCATAACGAGGCGAACATGCGATCAAAACGCGACAGTGCGCAAACGGTGGCCCCACGTTTCGAGATGCCAAACCATGGAGGAATACGATGAGTGAAGGAAACAACCAGGTCGATCCGACAAGGCTTTCGGTAGAGCAAGCGGCGAAACTACTTTCAGCCGCTTACCGAGAACGCATCGATCCGGAGAAGATCCGACTAGACCTACAAAACGGTGCGCCGGTGAACGTTGATGGAACAATCAACCTCGTGCACTACAGCGCATGGCAAGCAAAGGAGATGGGACGTGGCGAGTGATCCAAGGAAACTAAAACCAAGCGAGCTATGCAGACTGCTCAACTCGACGCCACTGGGCGAGGTGATCAGCGAACGACAACTCTATCGGCATCGTCAACGCGCCGGCGCACGCATCGGCGACAACAAGACCGTTGACTTGCTTCGCTATTGTGCATGGATGCATGTCGAACGACATACGCCTCGTGCGACAAACGGTGTCGATCCATACGGTGCGATGAAACAGAGAGCGCGTGCACGTAACGCAGCACTTGCGCTTGCCGGACGCGACATTGGTGAACTACCTGAGGTTGATAATCCAGATCGCAAAGATCGCGCGTCGCGTGACTTCCGATACTTTTGCGAGACCTACTTTCCGCTCACGTTTCATCTCGCCTGGTCGCCGGACCATATCAAGGTAATCAATAAAATTGAGCAAGCGGTTGTACACGGAGGGTTGTTCGCACTCGCGATGGCTCGAGGTAGCGGGAAAAGCTCGATTGCTGAAGTCGCTTGTATCTGGGCCGTACTTTATGGGCATCGCAACTTCGTATGTTTGATCGGCAGCGATGAAGGGCATGCGTGTGATATGCTCGATTCGATCAAAACCGAACTCGACAGCAACGAGCTGCTCCTAGCCGACTTCCCAGAGGTTTGCTTTCCGATCCAAGCCCTCGATGGAATCTCGAATCGCGCCAATGGTCAGCTCTACAAAGGCAAACGCACGCAGATCGGATGGACCGCAAAAGAAGTCGTACTGCCAACAATCGAGGGTAGCAGCGCCAGCGGAGCGATCATAAAGGTCGCCGGCCTCACCGGTCGCATCCGAGGCATGAAGTTTAAACGTCCCGATGGCAGAACAGTACGTCCAAGTCTCGTGGTACTCGATGACCCGCAAACGGATGAGAGTGCTCGTTCGCTTTCGCAGTGCGCGAATCGCGAAAGCATACTCGCGGGCGCAGTGCTTGGTTTAGCTGGTCCTGGCAAGAAGATCTCTGGCATCATGCCCTGCACTGTGATTCACCCGGGTGATATGGCCGATAACATCCTCGATCGCAACCGCCATCCGGAGTGGAATGGCGAGCGCACCAAAATGGTCTATGCATTCCCCAAGAATGAAGCTCTATGGGAACGCTATGCCGAGATCCGCGCCGAAGGGATGCGTGGCGGTGATGGAGGAGAAGCGGCCACCGAGTTCTATCGTCAGAACCAAGCTGCGATGGATGATGGGGCTGTCGTCGCTTGGCAGGAGCGGTTTAACTACGACGAACTCTCGGCGATTCAGCACGCGATGAATCTCAAGCTGCAAGACGAAGCAGCGTTCTTCGCCGAATACCAGAACCAACCTTTGCCAGCGGAGACTGTTGTCGATGGGATGCTCAAGCCCGAAGAGGTGTCGAATAAGATCAACCGCATGGATCGCGGCCTGGTCTCCATCGGCGCGAATCATCTCACTGCATTCATCGACGTCCAGCAGAAGTTGCTCTTCTATGTGGTCGCAGCATGGGAGGACGATTTCACCGGATATGTGATTGACTACGGTTGTTTCCCCGACCAGGTGCGTCCGTATTTCACGCTGCGCGAGGCTCGCCAGACGCTGAGCTCCGAAGCGACGGGAACCGGACTCGAGGGATCGATCTACGCCGGCCTCGAATCGCTAACTTCAAAACTGCTCGATCGCGAGTGGCAACGAGACGATGGGGCTGCAATGCGAATCGGTCGCTGTTTGATCGACGCCAACTGGGGACAATCGACGGATGTGGTCTACCAATTCTGCCGGCAGTCCAAGCACGCCGCTGTGATCATTCCCAGCCACGGTCGGTTCGTCGGCGCATCGAGTTTGCCATTCAGCGAGTATCGTCGCCGGCCAGGTGATCGCGTAGGGCTCAACTGGCGTATCCCCAACGTCCATGGCAAACGAGCCATACGACATGTGGTCTACGATACCAACTGGTGGAAGTCTTTTATCAATGCTCGCCTGCGTGTGAACATGGGCGATCGCGGTTGCCTCTCGCTCTTTGGCACAAACGCAGAAACGCATCGTATGTTCGCCGAGCATTTGACCTCTGAGTACTTCATCAAGACCGAGGCCCGCGGTCGGAGCGTTGATGAATGGAAGCAGCGACCGGAGCAACCGGACAACCACTGGTTCGACTGCCTTGTGGGTTCCGCAGTTGCGGCATCGATGCAAGGAGCAATTTTATTTGGAATTGATTCAACACGCGAAATAGCCCCAAAACGCTTGAGTTTTAAGGACATCCAGCAGAACCGACGCAAATAATTTTGGGACGTCGTTCGGACAAATTGCATAGTTAGTACTGGAAGAGGCAATCGAGTTTCTTTTTCACTCGAAGAGGGTTTCCAGATGTCAGATAACTTGCAAGAAACGATTCGCGAGAGTGCGAAAGCACCTGCAAAGGCATCGGGAGATGCTGGTAGTGTCGAGCAGCATAAGCTGACCGAGCAGATCGCTGCTGACAAGTATCTGTCGTCCAAGGCAGCCGCCTCTAAGCCGAAGCGTGGCCTTCGATTTAACAAGCTCGTGCCACCGGGTGCGGACTAATCGGTTCGCAACTGATTGAGCTTGTTTCTATAGACAGGGGTGTCGGGTTTTACAACAGGGATGGATACACGGATGTTCAAGTTGTTGTCAGGGATTCTGAGCAAGGGAAGCGGTCGCAATGATCGATCGCTTGTCCGTGGACGCTCGGCCCGACACCCCTTTTCGCTGGCGAGATTGCTGGGGCGCTACGACGCTGCGACCACCACGATAGACAACGTTCGCCACTGGGCGGTCGCTGACGGACTATCGGCCAGCGCGGCCAATAGCCCCGAAGTGCGTCGTACGCTACGCAATCGTTCGCGATACGAGATCGCTAACAATTCTTATGCTCGCGGTATCTCGCTTACTCTGGCCAACGACTGTGTTGGTACCGGTCCTCGACTGCAGATGCTGACTACGGATGCGTTTGCCAACCGTTTTGTGGAGCAAGAATTCTATGCTTGGACTGATGCAACTGGCCTAGCAGAGAAGCTACGCACGATGCGGATTGCTCGCGTTTCAGATGGTGAAACTTTTGGTTTGCTGACCAGTAACCCAAGAGTCGACTCTCCAGTTCAACTCGATTTGAAGCTAGTCGAAGCCGAACAAGTCACCTCGCCCATCTTGGCACTCGACAGCTATCGCTACCTCGATGGCATCCGATTCGATGAGCATGGAAATCCAATCTCATACGATGTGCTCCGAGAACATCCAGGCGATGACACATTCTCGCTGACTGAGAACTACGACACCATCGATGCCAGTTCGATTCTTCACTACTTCCGCAGCGATCGGCCTGGGCAGATCCGTGGTATTCCCGACATCACGCCCGCGCTGCCACTGTTTGCACAACTACGACGATTCACACTTACCGTTTTAGCCGCTGCCGAAACGGCCGCTGACTTCGCTGGGATTCTCTACACCGATGCGCCAGCAGGTGGCGAAGCTGACGCTGCGGAGCCGTTCGAGCCAATCGAACTGGAGAAGCGATCTCTGCTAACTATGCCTGGCGGTTGGAAGATGGCTCAGATGCACGCTGAGCAACCAGCCACGACATACGCTGAGTTCAAACGCGAGATTCTCAACGAAATCGCACGTTGTTTGAACATGCCGTTCAATGTCGCTGCCGGCAATTCATCCGGCTACAACTATGCCTCTGGGCGACTCGATCATCAAACCTACTTCAAGTCGATCCGTGTCGAGCAGTCTCAAATGGCTCGCACCGTTCTGGATCGCATTCTGTATGCATGGCTGCGTGAAGCGATTCTCATCGAAGGCTATCTGCCTAATTCGCTTCGCACACTCGACTCATCGTTCGAGCATCAATGGTTTTGGGACGGACATGAGCATGTCGACCCAGCCAAAGAAGCCAATGCCCAGAAAATCCGCCTCGCCAATCATACGACAACTCTGGCCCATGAATACGCGCGGCAGGGGCGTGATTGGGAGGCGGAACTTAAACAACGCGCGAAAGAGATCTCGCTCATGCGTGAGCTGGGACTCTCGACCGATTCAACTTCACTTTCTCCTGGAGAGGTAACGGATGACGAAGACATTGCAGTCGAACAAGCCCAATAAAGGCATGGGCAGTGAGTTGGATGCCGAGTCGGTACCCAGTTCGCTGCGAATCGTTTGTGACGATGCCAGTTCGATTAATTTACAAGCCGCTGAGGCTGCCGAAGAAGGCAAGTCGGCGCTTCGCAAATTCTCGATGGTTGCGTACACCGGTGGTGCGATGCGTCTTGGTGGCTGGCCTTACCCTGTGGTTGTGGACTTGGCAGGCATGCGAGTGACTCGCAAGTCGCGCCCCATTCTCAAGGACCACGATCGAGCCAGTATCGTTGGTCACACTGACGACATCATGGTCGGCGATTCCCGGCTTGAAGTCGCAGGCGTGATCTCGGGCGTGGGCAACACAGCTCAGGAAGTCATCGCGACCAGTGAAAACGGTTTCCCCTGGCAAGCATCGCTCGGAGCTAACGCCGACAAGGTTGTCTTCATTCCCGAAGGAAAGACTGCGAACGCGAACAGTCGCGAGTTCAACGGTCCCGTTTATATCGCACGCAAGTCAACGCTCGGCGAAGTCTCGTTCGTGGCTCTCGGTGCCGACGATAACACCGAGGCTCGCATCGCAGCTGGCCAAGCTGAAGGCGACGATGACCTCGATGGCAATGAGCCAGACGAGGACAACACCGACTCCGACGATTCGGAACTCGACCCAGTCAACGCAAGTCTCGAACTGTCTGCCAAACCAAAGCGGACGAATACCAACGGAGTAGTTTCCAAGATGCGAATCGAAGCCGCCGCTGAATCCAAACGAATCTCCGGCATCCGAAAGGTATGCGCCGGCAAGCATCCAGAGATCGAAGCTCGCGCCATTGAAGAAGGCTGGAGTGTCACCAAAACGGAGTTGGCAGTGCTACGAATCGAACGACCTAAGGCCCCTGATCAACAGGCGAGCCAACCAATGTACCGACGCGAGGTTCTTGAGGCAGCTTGTTGTCTATCGGTTGGACTTGATGAAACCAAGTTGCTCAAGGCCTATGGCGAGCGAACGCTCAACTCCGCCGATCCGCTCCGGCACATCGGCCTGCGAGAACTTGTCGCTGAATGCGCGCGACTGGAGGGCCACGACATTCCGCGTGTATTCGGCGACGGGGCTGTCACGATCCGTGCTGGCTTTTCGACTAAGTCGCTTCCCGGCATCCTGGAGAATGTGATGAACAAGACGCTCCTGGCTGCATACGAAAACACGCCAATTGCTGCGTTTGACTTGTGCAGTGTTGGCACTGTGAGCGACTTCAAGGAAGTCTCACGCTTTCGACTATTGGGTACAGGAGGCTTTGAGAAAGTCGCGCCCGATGGTGAGCTTAAGCATGGCAAATTGTCCGAGCAGAAGTATTCCAACAAGGCCGACACTTATGGTCAGCTTCTCATGCTGACGCGGCAAGACATCATCAATGATGACCTCAACGCCTTCATGGACATCCCACGTCAAATGGGGCGGAGCGGTGCAGAGTCGATCGACGATCTCTTCTTCACGTTGTTGCTCGGAAACATTCCCGCGTTCTTTAGCTCGACCAATAGCAATCTGATTACCGGGGTTGATTCTGTCTTCAGTGCCAACAGCCTCACCAAAGCGAAAACCAACTTTCGCAAGCAAAAGGCAGGGCCAGGCAACAAAGCCAAGGATCAAAAGCCGATTAACATCCGCCCTGAATACTTGGTCGTCCCTGTGGAGCTGGAGACCGATGCTGAATTGCTGATGGGATCCGCTCAGTTGATGATCGATGCTCAAGGGCAGCCGACCAAGATCCCAGTCGACAACCCTCACCGCAACAAGTACCGCGTCATCAGTACCCCGCATTTGTCAGATGCATATTACCCAGGTGCAAGTGCCAAAGCGTGGTATCTGTTCGCCAATCCAAACGTGCTACCTGCGTTTGAGATCGTCTTCCTCAACGGTCGCCGCACACCCGTCATCGAGCGAGTCGAGATGCCTCCGAACATGCTCGGCATGGGCTTCCGATCCTTCATCGATTTTGGTGTCAACAGCCAAGACCCTCGCGCTGCGGTCAAAGTCACAGGTGAAGCGGCATAGTCAATAGCTTCCCCTTCAAGACGTAACAGCACTAATCATTTCCATAACTCACATTAGGACGAACCCATGACATCTGCGGACTACGTTCAGCAAGGCGACACGGTTGACTTCACCCCCGAGACCGATCTGCCTGCCGGTAGTGTTGTCGTACAAGGAGATTTGGTCGGTATCACCAAACATGACATCCCCGCCAATCGACTGGGATCGATATGCGTCGAAGGTGTCTTCGATATCAACAAGGATCTAACGCAAGCGATCTCCGCTGGAGCGCGGGTCTATTGGGACGCTACCAACAACCAGGTTGTCACCATTGCGACTGGCAACAAGCTTCTTGGCAAGTGTGTTCGCAACGCGCCCGTCGACACCGCAACGGCTCGCGTGCGACTAAGCCAATAGCATCAAACTGTAACCTTTCACAGTAAACCACAAGCCTAGCCATTGACATGTCATCGATCAATCAAATAGCCGCAGAGAAAGCCAATGCGATCGAGCAACTGACTTTCGACGAGGAACTCAAGACGAGTCAATGGTTGCGTGCTGCACCGTTCGAAACCGTCTTCTGTGTTGCGGTCAAGGCGCGGACAGCGACGTGGAAGGTCGAAGGTTTACTTCCTGATGGAACCATCATTCCGTTGGCTTGTTATCGACGGGAAGAATGCAGTTCACGCATCTTCCAACCAGAAAAGAATCGCTACATCAAAGAGGAAGTGATGTGCGGTATCCCCATTCGCTTCGTGTCGACCGTTCCTCAACCCGATTCCCAACTTTGGGTCATCTTCAAAAGCTAACTCGCTCTCTACTCCAAAGGAACCATCATGCTTCGTTTCAAACGTTATGCAATTGCGCTAGTAACCACCCTCACCTCCCTTCACGCAAGCTTCGCGAAGGAGACTGTGTGCACGGACTGCTCGTCGATCGAACTTGTTCCTCTTCAAGAGAACGTTCTCATCGACACGACCACGATTGAAAGCTCGGCTGCCAGCGATGAGGATCGCTTCACTCAAGTGATTCGAGCCACTGTCCGAGTCACCATCAGTGGCGTCTGTGGAAGTGGAACCGTTGTCGGACGCGATGAGGCCGGGAACTCACTGGTGCTCACCAATGCACACGTGGCCGGTACGCAACGCGGCCGCACTGTGAACCTCGAACGTTGGGAGCCCGACGGCTCGATCGAACGAGGGCGAGGATCGATTATCGCCTCGGGATATGGCCGAGGCATGAGCGTCGACTTTGCATTGCTCAAGTGTAACGCAGAGTTCGCCAAAAATGTGCGACCCATTCCCCTGGCGGATCGCTACCCAGATCGCAAGGCAATGGTGACCACTTATGGTTGCCCTCGCTGCGAATGGCCAAGTCTCCAAGTTCTCAGTCTCAATCGATCCGAAGGGCAGATCCTCACATGGAAGCCAGAAGCGATCGGCGGTCGCAGCGGTTCTAGTGTGATCGACTATACCGATGTTGGTCCACGTGTTGTTGGGCTCCTTACGTGGGGCGGTGGCGGTGAAGGGCTTGGGCAATCGACCCCATTCCTGTTGCAAGCGTTGCGAGGTCGTCTACCTCAAGCTCTCGAATCACTACCCCAGGGTGTCAAGGAAGTTGATAGTACCGTCGAAGCCTCAAAGGATGTGCGTGTGACGACTTGGCCAACGCAACCACTGGCCGTCATGTCACAAGATGGCGAAGGTGCATCGCAAGATATTCTCGATGCGATCACAGAACCGAATCAAGGTGGCATCTTCGGTCGCAAACCTCGCGACGAAGGGAACAAACCGGAATCGCCCAAACAACCAACCTTGGACTTCGTGCAACGCGTTCAACGCTGGATAAGAGATCGATTACTGGTTTTATTGCTCGTGGCCGTTACGTTTGTTGCGGGCGTTCTTTGGGGACGATCCGGCAAGCGGTTGATGGCTGCTCCTGTTTCTAACTCGTAGTGACTTTCCGTTTCCTTCGTTCGAGACCAAAAACCGAGACTCCAACGTTATGTTCGCACTCATCGGGTACATCCTCGTCTGTTATCTTGCAGCCGATCTCCTCGCTGGCTTCTGGCATTGGTGGGAGGATCGCTATGCGGACACGCGATGGCCAGTGATTGGCGAATGGATCGCAAAACCCAATCAGCTCCACCACGAGCAGCCATTGGCGTTCCTCGATCAGGGTTATTGGTCTCGCAATTGGACTACGCTTATCCCGGCGGGCGTCGCTTTCTTGTTAACAGTTCCCGATCCGATCTGCGGAGTCTTTGCCTTTGTTAGTCAGGCCAACGAGATCCATGCATGGTCGCACAGCAAAGGAAAAGTAGCCGCATGGATCGAAACCCTTCAATCGATCGGCCTCTTGCAATCTCCAAAGCACCATGCGCAACATCACGTTGAACCTTTTGGATCAAAGTATTGCGTGATGACAGATTGGCTCAACCCCATATTGGATCGCCTCGATTTCTGGAGAAGGCTCGAGGAGATCATTTGGAGAGTCTTCGCAATCAGGAGCCAACACTAATGCTCAACATCATGGAACGTGGTCAAGCTTGGTTGGCAAGTCAATTGACCCAACACGCATCCAAAAAAGTTGTCTACTGTCGCGATGATATCGAGGTGGAACTGTCTGCAACCATAGGGAAATCGGAATACGACCAAGACGACGGAGAAGGAATTGTCACTCGTTCCCAAGTTCGCGACTTCCTGATCAATACTCACGAGTTGATGGAGTCAGCGATAGGCTCACTACCGCGGCGCGGCGACTCGATCGTCGAAGTCGTAGGCTTCACGGTCTTCGAGTTCGAAGTCATGTCGCTTGGAAACGATCCGCCGTGGCGTTACAGCGATCCGTTCCGATTCAAACTCCGCATCCATACTAAGCAAGTCGCGAGTCGTGAGACTTGAGATTAACGATTGGCTTCTTGCTCTTCCTCAAGACTCACGACTCAGGCCTCGAGACTTTAGATATGACGACCGTTTTACAAGTAGCCGATAGCGTAACCGCCCAACTCAATGCAGCCGAGTTCGACTTCGAATTCATCGCCGAGCGAATGTACGTTCCCAACTTCGACCTCGAAGACGTGAAGGAACTCCGCGTGACAGTTGTGCCTCGCGATGTCGAGCTATTCCCTCACGACCGCGCCCACAACAAGTACCACTGCCGCGTTGATGTTGCGGTACAAAAGAAGTTTTCGAAGGGAACCAACGAGGAGATCGATCCGCTAGTGGATCTTGTGGAGAAGATTGCCGACGAGTTTCGTCTGAAGAGACTCGATTCATTTCAAGCGGCTCGATGCGTGAAGGCCGAACACGCAGTGCTGTATTCCAGCGAGCACTGGGAACAACTGCGTCAGTTTACAAGCTTGTTGACCCTAACCTTTGAACTGGCGCGATGATCAAGATCACGGTCCGAACTCAATTCGATAAGCGAAAGCTCAAGAAGAAGGCAGAAACAGCAACCTTCACTTCTCTGAGCGAGGCCGGCGGTGCGGTTCGAAAAACGGCCAAGCGTAGTATTCGGAAACGCAAGAAGCCTTCGAACCCGGGAAGCCCGCCGCATACACAGACAGGCATGCTCAAGCGAGTGATTCGATACGACGTCACCAACAACCGAACCGTTGTCGCAATCGGTCCTGTGAACGAGATCGCTGGACGGATTTGGAACTTGCATGAATTCGGTGGCGTTGCAACCAAGCGTCGAAAGCTCAAGCCGCATCGATTTAAGGTTGGCGAGCATGGTCCCATCCGTGCCATACAGCACGGAAGCAAGACCAAGTTTGCGAGGATCGAACTGCGAACCGGAGCTCAGGCGAATCGAGCCACTCGTCTAATTGCTGAGGAGAACGAGCGACGCAGTGACAACAAGCCTCGCCATTATCCCAAGCGACCATTCATGAAGCCGGCACTGGAAGCCAATCGGAGTCGGCTTCCCACGTTCTGGGCCAACTCAGTCAAGTAATTACCAAAATCGGTTAACGCCATACTGATCGAAGATAACATCGCAGCTGATAAGCGACATGGGTTCCGATATCGATTGTGAAGCTAGCAAACGATCAAAAGGGTCTCGATGATGAAAGTCCAAGCGAGAAAGAATAGAGAGATGATCAGTGGAGATGTTAAGAACGGAAAAGTCATTAATGGAAAGATGCTGTGTCAAGAACGATTCGATAGGTAATCCAAGCTTGAGTTTGTTGATGCTTACTTTGATCGTGATTTCCCAAAGACTGGTAACGCTCACCCATTTGCGATTTGCAGGTGACTCGATCGTTGCTTTTGCGTTTTGGGAAAGTCTTTGGTCGTTCCAGACAAACCAAAGAAACGAGTGTGTGTCCAATAGAACATTCATTCCATGTACTCGCGAAAGTCATCCAGCGGCGCATCAAAGTCATCAGCCATCCAGTGAGTCGTGCCTGCCGCAGAACCCGCCTTACACGGATAAAGTTGATCGGAAGTATCAGCTTTTTGAAGCGTCGCTATGACTTGCCCGTCATCAATGATGCGTGCCACTTCACCAGGCTTCAACTGGCTTAATATCACCTTGAGCTTTGTATCGCTGCTGTTCAATAAAACGTCTGACATGATTGTACCTCCTACACTCAATTGTACTCGCTCCAAAAGGAAACCGAAACAATGCCAGAAGTAAAACTAGGTCTCGAAGCCGTCCTCACCATTGACGGTGCCGAGATCACCAACGTCAAGGATTTGACGGTCAGCCTAGAGAAGGCTGAGGCCGACGCGAGTACTCGGGCCAACAATGGCTGGCGAGCCACGGTGGGTACGCTCAAGGATGCGTCCATTGAGTTCACTGTTCTAAATAAGGACGGCGACTCTGCATTCGGCTTGCTTCAAGGCCTATGGAGCAGCGGCGATCCTTGTGATGTCGGCATCAGCGACGCTGGTGGAACGCTCACGCTGACTTGTGAAGTGATGAACTTCAATGTCAATCAAAACCTGGAAGAGGTCATCTCCGCTGATGTGACTCTCAAGCCAACACAGTCGAGCTCTGGTGGTGGCATGAACGTTGGACCTGGTTTGGCTGGCCCTTAAGCTGGCGTGATGCCTAAGGTCAGGATTCATTTGTATTTCTTTCTTCCTCAAGACTCAACCCTCAAGTCTCAGGACTATTAACATGCAAAAATTCGTTGACCGCGCCGGTCGCATTTGGATTGTTGATATCGATAACACGACACTGCGTCGCGTGAAGACACTCACCGGAGTGCATCTGCTGGAGGCGATCGACGGTGATTTGATCACGCGACTCTCCACCGACCCGTTGCTCCTGGGCGATGTGCTCTATGCAATCTGCAAGCCGCAAGCAGATAAGCAGCAGATTACCGACGAAGCCTTCGGTGAAGGTCTCGCTGGCAACTCGATCGACGATGCAACGGGCGCACTCCTCGAAGCACTGATCAATTACTTCCCGGAGTCGCGACGCCGTCTTCTGCGGAAGGCGGCCGAGAAGCAGAAGCTGATAGAAACTCGGGGGATCAGTGCGATCGAGAAGCGACTAGACGATCCGAACTTGGTCGACAAGCTCGTAGAAGATCTCGAACGCAAGCTCGCTGTGCCGACATTGAACGACTCATCGTCCGACTTGCCGGCATCGTCGGAGTCGATCCAGGCCCCTTAACGCTTCGCCAACTTGTGCTGATGGCCGAGGCCAAACGCCAACACGATTGGAATGTCGCGAGCACGATCATGGCACTGATGGCCGAGATGAATCGCGATCGCAAGAGGCGTCGCAAGCCATTCAAGCCCGACGACTTCAATCCCTACGCAGACCAAAAGCCAATCATTGCTCGCGGAACTGTTGAGCAAGCAGCAGCGATGCTCGGTGCTAACTATCAACCAAGAACGTCAGAGTTGCCATGTCCCAAGTCAGAGCCGGAGGAGCTTATGTCGAGCTGACCGCGAGGAGCGCCCAGTTCCTCAAGGGACTCGAAGCTGCGCAAAAGCGGCTCAAATCGTTCGGTGCATCGACGCGACTGGTTGGCACCAAGCTCACTGGCCTTGGTGTCGCAGCGGCAGCACCTGTGGGAGCCAGCCTGGCAGTCTATACCAGTTTCGATGATGCGATCCGGGCCGCTGGCGCAGCTGCCAATGCAACCGGTGCGACATTGGAATCGCTGCGCAATAAAGCGAAACACTTGGGAGCTACCACCAGCTTCTCGGCCAGTGAGGTTGCTTCGTTGATGACCGAACTCGGTCGAGCCGGTTTCTCGCCCAAGCAGATTGAAGAGATGACCGGTGCGGTCATGAATCTCGCCAGAGCCACTGGGACAGATGCGACCGTTAGCTCTGGGATCATGTCAGCCACCATCCGTCAATTCAGCTTGGAAGCATCCGATGCTGTACGAGTCTCGGATCGATTGACCGCAGCAGCCAATATGTCTTTCAATTCGGTCGAGTCTCTTGGCGAGGCGCTGGAGTACGCAGGCCCTGTGGCAGCTGATGCCAACATGAGCCTCGAAGAAACACTTGCAATTCTCGGCACCCTCGGGAACCTCGGCATTCAAGGTAGTGAGGCCGGTACCGCGTTACGCCGATTGCTTACGCTCGGCGCAGCAGAATCCGAGAAGTTTCAAAAGGTATTCGGCGTTGCGACTAAGGACGCCCAAGGGAACGCTCGCGACCTTGTAGACATTCTTGGCGAAGTTGCAACTGCATCAGCCAACATGGGAACCGGTGATCGAGCCCAAGCCTTCAACGAAGTCTTCGGCTTGATGGGCATCACCAGTGCATCGGCCATCGGAAAGACAGTCACCGATACCAAGAAGCTGCTTGCCGACCTGAAGAAGTCAAATGGCATCGCCGACAAGACCGCCCGCGACATGGATGCTGGGATCGGTGGCGC